TAGATATTACGCTAGACTAATGTTATACAATCAGTGGAAATACAATAGGGCGAAGTATTCCACTGCTGACCTAGAAGACGGTACAGCACCAATAACTGCTACAAGTAGCGTAACTTGTAATGCTGTCCGTGAACGGTTTATAGCAGGACAGGCACAACTAACCGTAACAAGTACAATAATTGCTAACTCTATAAGATATAGAGAGTCAGGCTCGATAATTGCTACACAGTCTGTGACTGCAACAGTTGGTGCTAAAAACGCATCGGCTACATCGATAATAAATGCTACTTCTACTGTAACAGCGTTAGGTAATAGAGTGCAAAACGCTAGTGCTACCGTTAGTGTAAGTTCTAGTGTTGTTTCTTCCTCTAGTAAAGTTAGTCAGACAAGTGCTGTAATTTCATCTATAGCATCCATAGCATCTAATGCTACAGCACAATATACGAGTTCAGGCTCTGTTGTATCTACTGCAAATATTGATGCTATATGTAACAGAGTAATGACTTTCAGTGCTGTGACAACAGCCGTTTCTGTTACTGTAGCAATAGGAATAGAGAAGTGGGAGGATGTTACTGATACATCAGCTACTTGGACGCTAATACCTGAAACATCAAAAACTTGGACGGAAATAGCAGCATGAGTTTAATACCACTACAATTACAACCAGGCGTTCATAACAACGGAACAGATTTTGAATCATCTAATAGGTGGATAGACTCTAACCTAGTTCGTTGGCACGATGGCTCAATGCGTCCTGTGGGCGGTTGGGTTACTAGAAAGGCATCAGCATTCGCATCAGCACCAAGAGCAATGATTGCTTGGGTTGATAATACTTCGGGAACTAATTTAGTAGCAGGAAGTTACAACAAATTATATTATGTCAATCAGTCAAGCACTGTTTATGACATTACACCAGTAGGCTTAACATCAGGTAACTTGAATGCTGTGGTCAATACTTCATTTGGTGGTAGTTATTGGGGAACAGGTAACTATGGTACTGCAAGAACATCTACAGGTGTATATCAAGAGGCTACAACATGGTCATTAGACACATGGGGCGAGAACTTACTTGGATGTTCATCGGGTGATGGAAAGATTTATGAGTGGACATTAAGCACCTCTACAGTGCCAACAGCCTTATCAGGCGCTCCTGTTAATAATAAATCTGTAGTAGTTACAGAGGAAAGATTTGTGTTCGCCTTAGCAGCAGGTGGAAACCCACGTAAGGTTCAGTGGTCAGATAGAGAAGACAACACATCATGGACTCCAGCAGCAACTAATGAAGCAGGTGATATGGAGTTACAAACATCAGGTCAGATTATGTGTGGTGTGCGTATGCGTGGTAGGACTCTTATCTTGACAGATAACGATGCTCACATAGCAACATACCAAGGACCTCCGTTTGTTTACGGATTTGAGAGAGTTGGTACAGCGTGTGGTATTGCATCAAGAAAGTCTGCTGTGGCAGTAGATGAAGGTGCATTTTGGATGGGTCACAAGTCGTTCTTCACGTTTGATGGCTCAGTGGCAACAGAAATTAAGTGTGATGTGGTCGACTATGTGTTCGATGATATTAACCGAAATCAGATTAGCAAGGTAACTGCTGTACATAACTCACAGTTTGGTGAGATTTGGTGGTTCTATCCTTCAGGTTCTTCTACAGAGAACGATAGATATGTCGTATTAGATTACAAAGAAGGGCATTGGGCGGTAGGCGCATTAGGTAGAACAGCTTGTGTTGACAGAGGTGTGTTCGATAATCCTATTTGGTGTGATGCTAGTGGTAACTTGTACGAACAAGAGACAGGCATTAATCATGGTACATCAGTACCTTTTGCTGAATCAGGTCCTATTAGTATTGGCAACGGTGACACAGTTATGAGAGTTACAAATCTAATTCCTGACGAGAAAGTTCAGGGAGAGGTTAAGGTTTCATTCAAGACTAGGATGTACCCTAACGATACAGAGACTACTCACGGACCTTATACAATGAAAAATCCAACAGACGTTAGATTTACAGGTAGGCAAGTACGAATTAAAGTGGAAGGTAATGGTTATCATAATTGGCGTTCAGGCATCATGAGAATTGAAGCCAAAGCAGGTGGCACTAGATGAGCGCTCCTGTACCACCGCCTCCACTAGGACCTAATTGGTACAGTTGGGGTGAGAAACTAAACTCATTCCTTGTTCGTACTAGAGATGTATTAAGATTTAAGAATAGCAACGATTCAGCTGCTCAAGACGGTATTCTGATGTGGGATGCTGTAAATCAATGCCCTATTGTGTCAAAAAATGGCGCATGGGTTAAGATAAAACTAGACCCATGAATATTAAGGAAGATTTAATACGTTGTAGAGAGTGGATTCAGTCTGCATTAGACAAAGGCGGTGACACACATAGTTTTATTGATGTCGTTGACGGTGTGATGAGTGGTAATATGCAGTTATGGTCAGGGGTAAAAGGATGTGCTATTACGGAAATAGTAGTGTATCCTAATAAAAAAGTCCTTCACGTCTTCTTGGCAGGAGGAAAACTTGAACAGATAACAGATATGCACTCTGATGCAGTAAAATGGGCTAAGGCTCAAGGGTGCGATGGAATGACCTTATCAGGAAGAAAAGGTTGGAAGAAAATATTATATAAAGACGGTTGGAAAGAACAACAGGTCGTAATGGTAAAGGAGTTTTGATATGAGTGGTGGCGGTGGAAAAGGCGGTAGTCAAACGCAAAAGACAGAGATACCTGATTGGTTAAAAGAACCATCTATTAGGAATTTAGCACGAGCAGAAGAGACACAAAAGATAGGCTATATGCCGTGGCAAGGTCCTGATATGGCAGCATTTAATCCTACTCAGACAGCAGCAATGCAACAGAATATAGGAGCAGCAGAGGCTTTTGGTTTAGCGCCTGTAGGTTCATTAACCCCATTACAAGGAATGCCAACACCAACTACCTTTGCAGGTGGAACTCAAGGCTATAGTGGAATGCCTTTGTATGAACAAGCATTAGCAGAGTTGAAAACGAAACAACCTGGTGATGTAGATAAATATAACAACTTATTTAGTTAGGAGTAGATTATGGCAGGTGGACCTCAAGCAGGTGGAATAGCACAAAACCCTAATATCAACCAAATGGCTGCTCAAGGAATTAAGGGCGCAGGAATAGGTACGGCACAAGGTATGGGATATAACCCTTCCGCTGTATCAGCAGGTCAACTAGCAACGACTAGCATGACACCTTACATGAACCCTTATACGACTGATGTAATTAAGGCGAATGAGGCTGACATCCTAAGAGGTGGCTCAATAGGTTTGAACGAATTAAACGCTCAAGCAGGAGCAGCAGGGGCATTCGGTGGTTCACGTCATGGTGTTGCAACGGGTGAGATGGGTAGAAACATTGTAGACCAACTTGCTCAATCATCAGCAGGTTTAAGACAACAAGGCTTCCAAAACGCACAAAACATGGCAATGTCAGATATTGGCAACAGAATGAATGCTGACCAATTCAATGTTACTTCAGGATTACAAGGTCAACAACAAAGATTAGGTGCAGCAGGTCAACTAGCAGACATCTCTAACTTGGGCTTCGGCATGGGTCAGACAGTCACTAAGAACCTTGCTCAACAAGGCGCTCAACAACAAGCGATGCAACAAGCACTTATTGATGCTGCTAAACAAAGATTTGGTGGCTACACAGGACAACCACAGAATACACTTGGTTACTTGTCTCAGGCTATCGGTGCATCACCTGTTCCACAAACACAAACAACCTCTAAGCAACCAGGTCTATTTGATTATCTGACGCTTGGTGCAAGTATGATGTAATGAGTTACTTAGAGCAAATATTAAAAGGCGCTCAACAAAGGGGCGGATTGACAGATGAAGAGTTTGGCTCTATCTTTCAGCAGTTTATGCCACAACAACAGACACAGCCTAATTTAGGTATGCCTCAAGGTGGAATTGGCATGGACGTTCAAAGACGCACACCTATTCAACAGACACAAGTTCCTATGACATGGGGTACAGGTGTTAATACAGCAGCACTCGGCAAGAAAAGTGGTGTTACCCCTGACCCTACATTTGGTCTATACGATAGATACAAGTCATCACAAAGACACGATACAAACTTATTCTCTGAGCAGACAGGAATGTTAGCCGAGCAAGATAGGGGAATGTATGATGACGAAGAAGCAAAGAAAGGTCTTTTCAGCATGGATTGGTTTAAATAATGTTTAACTTAGGATTAGGAGACCAAAGCAGAGGTGGTAGTTTATTAGATACTGTGTTGCAGATTGCCTTTCCTGCTTATGGTCTGATGCGTAATGCCCAAGGACTGTTCGACCCTAATGCAAGAGAAGGAACGATTACAGGCTGGGGAATGAATAAGATGGAAGAGCCTGGTGGTTTCTTTGGCAGTGACCAACCTACAGGTGGTGGACTAATAGGAAGTGATTTTGTAGGTGAAGACAACGGTAGTGGCTATGGCTATGACACATACGACTATGGAAATGGTGAAGTAGGTGTAGAGAGTACGGCTTATGATGGAATGTCACAAGCAGATATAGATGATTATGGCGACCAAGTTTCAGAATTTTAGGAGATATAGATGGCACAGCACGTAAACAATATTTGGGATTTTCTTTTTGACAGGCAAGACGACCAAAAGACTTCTATGTCTCAAGAGGTTGATTATGCAAAATATCTTGCAGAACAAGCAGCAATAAATAACGCAACACCAACAGCAACAAATATGTCATTCCCTGTAGAAAACGCTCAACAGTTTAATCCTGACCAAATAGTATCAGACATGCCTTTAGCGCCACTTTCAGATAATACACCTATCAATATGAACGATGGTCTAGGTCCTATGGATATGATGGGGCAAGGCGGTCATAATCTTGCTACAAGCGCTGTAGATACTGCTTGGAACTCTCAGCAAGACCAAAGAACACCGCCAACACCTACTGAAGAGCCTGGTTTCTTCGATAAGATAGGTAGTGGCATGAGCGATTTCTTCGGTGATGAAGAGAGAATGGCTCGTATGACTATTGCTCTAAACTCAATGAGACTTAACCCTGACCCTAACATTGCTAAGTCGATGGAAAATAAGTTAGAGAGTATTCGTAAGAGAAAAGGCGCAAATAGGAGTGTAGATTGGCTTAGAGCAAATGCTACACCTCAGAATCAATATGCCAAATACGCTGATTTAATTGAAAAGAATCCTGAAATGGCATCAGAGTTAATGAAGCAAGTTATGGGTATTGGCAAAGGTGGTTATAAAACAAGCGCAGTACAGGTTGACCCTATAACAGGTCAGAAATACGTTGTTAAGACTAACCCTGCTGATGGCTCTGTTATTAGAGAAGATGTTGAAGGCGCATTAGGCACTACATACCAACAAGAACAAGACATTGCGTCTAATGTTAGGCTTAAAGAACAAGACACTAAAGATGCTTATAAAGCCTCTCAAGAAGTATTCATGGAAGCACATGAAATGCGTGGCAATGTAAGAGAATTGTATAAGATGATACCTCTACTTGATAAAGGCGCAGAAACAGGCTTATTAAGACAATATTTACCTTCATTTGAGGCTAATACAGCGCAATTACGGACTATCGGTAATAAGTTAGGTATTAACGTAATCAACATGGCTACATTCGGTGCGTTGAGTGAGAAGGAATTAAATTTAGCATTAAAGACTGCTATTGATTTAAGCCTACCACCTGCTGAACTTAGAAAACAAATCTTAATGAAGATTGAGGCTCAAGAGAATCTGATGAACGAATTGTACAGAGAAGCACAGAAACTATCATCAGGTATTGTTGGTTATCAGGAATACATAAATGAAAACTCTAAAAACTTCCTAAGAAGTCAAGAAACAAGATATAACGCTTTAACTGCTGATGAAAAACAAGCCATAAGTAATGACACTTGGATGGGATGGAATCTTGCAAAGAGAGAAAAATTCATTAGTGTTAGGAGTAAGTAATGGGCTTAAATACTGCACAACAAGCCCTTGTTGATGAAGATGACAATCAAACATCAACATTCAACCCCTTAAATGCTGAACAACAAGCAATTATTGATAGT